ACTCGGCAGCGACCAGATTCGGTCTCCACGAGTTGTGAGTCATGTTGTCTATCCTGTCCTGCGAACGAAGGATGAGTTGCTTCACCTTGTCATGCGTGACGCCCCTCGTCCTACCGTTGGTGAAGGACGCTGTGTTCTGGACGAAGGTGTTGTCAGCGCTCTGAAAGTCCGCTGCTGTTATGGATGATGAGAAGCCAAGTTTCACGCCGTTGATTGTCGATGTGATGGTCGTGATGGTCCGCTCTAGGCCGAGTGGGTCTGCATCGCTGTAGATGAGTAGCGTGTCTCCCACAGCGAACCCGATGCTGCGATAATTGGCACCAGACACGAAAACCCCAGTGCTCTCTGAATCTGCGCTCACTGCCACAGCGTCCTGTGGTCCTATCTCGAGGAGGTCGGCCACCTTCTGCGGCGTGGTGTAGACAATGGCATCGGGGTCGAGGGGCCTTGTCTCAGGCTCACCGGGGCTGAACACCTGTGGCATCTAGAGTCTCGCCTCCTCGTCTCTGTGTGCCATGTTGTACTCCATCGGCTTTTCGCATGCACCGCATGTCTCCCTCCACATGAAGTGTAGGAATCCACAGTGCTTGCAGCGCGTGCCAGCGCCTATGTTGAGCACGTCGCCTACGTTCTTGTTACGTGTGCGCTGCTCTGATGTCACACCGGCGAGGGGTTTGTCCTCTGAGAGAACATTACCCTCCCCGATGCTTGCTGCATATCGGACATTGGTCTTCTGAGCGACTGACAGGTCGTCGATTTCAAGCGTGCGTAACTCGAACCCCATAGTCTCCCCTCATCACGAGAAGGACCCGACTACAAGATAGATGTTACCCAACAAGCGTTATCACGCCTTCTGATAAACCACGAGATAGACGTTGCCTAAGACTGCGATTGGTTCAACTGAGATTATGTTCGCTGGTGTGCCGCTAAGAGCAGCCACATCAGCGGTCATCCTCGCGTTCAGAGTCGCGCTCGAGTTATCCGCTCCACCGACGTAGGCCGTGCCGGCCTTGTCAAACTGCTTAGGTGGATAGGGTCCGAGAACCGTTACTGCCTGTGCCATCTAGGTCACCGCCTCAAGAGCGCTGACCCAGTGCCATGAACCTGTAGTCTTCAGTATTGACCACTGTCAGTAGGATATCAGTCACCGGGTCAGTGTCGATTGTAACAATTGGTGTTGCTACTACTGATGCCTTTACTGGCATTATGGTGAATGAATCAATCGTTGCTAGATGGTCGCCTAGAGATACGGTCTGCGATGTTCCGTCTGCCGTGAAACTTCCTGTTACCATCATTAGATTGCCTAATACTGTCGGTCTTGGGTCTATTGTTACTGTTGCCATGTTTTAATCACTCCTGTGTTTCTTCTTCAAGTTGTTGCTCTACGACTGCCTCTACCTCATCCTCCACCACTGGCTCCGGTTCCGGGGCTGGTGGGTTCAGATGCTGGTCGACGAGTTGTAGCAGTTTCGTTTTCGTCCTGTATGACGATGCGGCGAATTCGACACCCTGAGAGTTGAGCCACGCGGAGATGTCCCCACGTCGCCACGACTCGTCAGGTATGCCGTCTTCACCTTCGTCTGCTGTTGGTGCCTCGTCTCCCTCTAGGGAGAAGTAGGGTGCCACAAGGAGTCGACGCCATTGGTCGACCCATGCTTGTGAGACATCCCTAACTTCACCCCGAGTGAAATCACGCGTATACGCGTCAGGACTCCGTCTGTAGAAAGACGGTCCGTTGTAACGCACTGTAGGCAGTTCAATCACCTCAGTTGTACATCACCATTACGTTGGTCGTGTTTGCTGACCCACTTAGGTACTGTAGCGTGATTGTGAGGCTGCTTACGCTTGCCCCAACTGCTACTGCTGATGTTCCAGTGTCGGTTGTGAACACTGATAGGATGCTGCTGATTCCACCTTGTAGGATAATGGTCTCACCATCTTGCCCGCCAGTGACGCTGATTAGCGCCATCTTTGGTGCTGGGTCGTATCCGTTTGCTGCATCTCCAGAAGCGCTGTCAGTGCCGTTTAGGGCTTTGAAAGCATCCAAGTTACCCGGATATGTGCTCCCTCTTGCTAGATGCTCTGTCGTGTCATGTGAACCCGCTCTGAGTTCCCATGCTCCAACTATGGTTGCCGATGCTGTGCTGTTTGTCGTGTCAATTGTTAGTTCTTCTGCCATGTTTCTTCACCTTACCTATTTATCTCCTACCTGAGACCTCACTGGAGGTCCCTCACACTCCCCTGTGCGCCGAAGAAAGTAGTCCACATCTCACCCATGGTTCGGTACAGTCCTTCCTGACCGAGCCTGTTGATGGCGAATGGGTCGCCTGTCTCAATTCCACTCTCGTAGTACTGCGTTGGTATTGCAGTGCTGAAGTATAGGTAGTCTGTGTCGAGGAAGTACATCCTGCTGATACCATCTTTCGGCATGTCCTTGGTCGGGATGATTGGTACACCGTTGTATGTGGCAACGATGAATCCGGCTTCCATACCGGGAACACCCTTCACACCGTTGTAGGTGGGGGTCACTCTCTTCTCCTCCATGAACCTCTGCTGGGACTGTAGCAGTTGCTGTAGTCTCATCAGAGTGTCATATCCGGTTAGGATGACTTTCGGGTTTCCACCGCGCTCCCAGATTTGCTGGAAGAGCGTGTCAAGATGGTCGAGGCTGAGTGTCCTGTTAGTGCTGGTTGCATTAGCGTTGTCCTCAGCGAAGGACCATGTGTTCTCGCTCCTGTCGATGGAGTAGATGTCCTCTTCACCAGCGGTAAAGTGTTGACCTGCTGCCATGCTCGTGTTACCAGTCGTAACTCGGTCCAGAGACTCGAAGTTGTTTCCAGCAGTGGTCGTGACGTCCGTGAGGAGCATCTTGTTGACCATCTCAGCGTGGTGCTTACCCATCTCTTCCTTCATGACTGCTCGGATGTCTCCGAGGCCGTCGTCCTTGTCGGCGAGGAAGATTGCGGTCTCCGACATGTCGAAGGTGTGTGCAATCGTCTTGGGCTTTGCAGCAACGTGCTGGAAGACAGGCTTCACTGTTTCAGGAAGAGTGCCGTTCTCTGCTACGCCGCCGTGGAGTGCTCCGCCGTTGGGCTTACCGGTGATGACTCTCCATCCCGACCTGTCCCAAGGCCTCTTTGGTAGGATACTGAAGGCGTTGAACTCTTGGTTCAACTGCGACCAGACCTTGCGCCCGTAGATTGCTTGGTATGTACCAGCAGTCGTGGACAGCATTGGTGCATCCGCTTTCAATAGTTCACTGCCTGAGTAGGAGTATCCCATTGCGTTTCCAGCGCCGTAGTAGTAGCGCTCCATGTCTGTTATTGTTCGTACGTAATCTCGTGCCATTCATAATCACCTCTGTTGCTTATTCAGGCCCCCCTGAAGGCCTTTGTTGCGAGGTTGTGCACCTCGTCCCACGACATTGACGCTAGGTCAGCAGTGGAGGGAACATCTACGGATGGAACAGCAGCGGACTTGGTGATTGTCTCACCGGATTCTGCTGGAGCACTGATAGCCTCGACGCGCTCTGCTAGAGAGGCGATGGACTTCTGTATCTCGTCAAGTGGACCGCGTGCGTCGAACTCTAGGGCTGCAGCCTTGGTGAGTTCAGCACTGCGCTCTGACTCGTAGCGGGATGAGAATTCCCCTTCTAGGGATTTCTTCAACTCTGCCTCGAGCATAGCGGCCTTGTATACCTCGTATGCGGCTTCCACGTCAGCGGAGGAAACAGCGTCTGGGGTCAGGTAGTCGGATTTTGCGACTTTGGACTTCTTGCCCTTGCCACCAGCGCCGAACTCGGCCTTGGGGACTTCCGGCTTGCCGTCTTCAGTCTCTCTACCGGGTGCTTGCCCACCGAAGTAGGAACCACCGTCTCCGATAACTTTGGGGTCTGAGCCTAGGTTACCTTTTGCCACATCGTCGAAGTGGGTTCGAGCACCTGTTACGTCCACACCAGCGGACTTGAGGGTGTTCTCCATCCAATCGAGATATTCTGAGGAGATGACATCAGAGTACTCTTCGGACTTTTCAACGTCCTCGGTTTTCTTCTTGTCATCTTTCTCTTCTTTCTTGTCGTCCTTCTTGTCTTCCATGTGCTCTTTGAGTCCAGCAGGCATGCCTTTCTCAAATGCATCTAGACGACCTTCTAGACGTGAAAGAACGTCTGTCATTTGCGTCATTACGTCATTGTCTTCTGTCATTTTTGTCACCTTGTTTTGTTTTTTATCTTCTTTAAGAATCTTGAACGTCGCTTCTGGATTGATGCCTCGCTCGCAGATTGTAATCTCATGTAGTTCTAACTTGCTGATTTCTTGGTAGTCTCCATGCTCGGGGTCCGACTTCCTCACTCTTTTGAATGCCTGACCACCGATGCTGAATCCACGAAGGGCTCCCTTCCTGATTTCCGCAGCGACTTCCTTTGCTTTCTCGATGTCGTCTCGCAGTGATACTACCACGAACATCCCGACATCGTCAACCTCGCTTTTCCAGAACCTCCCTTCGTTATCAGTGTATGATGGTATTACTTCCCCGACTTGTATGTTTGAATGCGCTAGTTGCACGTTTCTGAACTTCGGGTCCTCCATGTATTTCTTGAATGCGTCTTTGAGTGCTTGCTTGGTTATTTTGTCGCCTTGTTTGTCTACCACTTCGACGCTGGCATATCCAGCGACGACGAGGTCACCACCCTTGAGCAACCGAAGATTTGACTCCCCTGTTGCACGTAGTGGTTGTGACAACACATATCACACTTGGTCTTGTCATACTACATATATGAAGCGGCAATGTATTATTCCTGCTCTGGATTAGTTTTATGTTCAGAATCGCTTGACTTAGAGCCTTTCTTCCTTCTCCTGAGTTCTCTCGCCTTCGGATACTCCTCTTCCGGGTCCTCCTCTGGTCTCTCCTTCATGTCCCAGTCGGGGAGCGACATCTCCGAGGTCAGTCTCGTTGGGCCCCTAGGGCTCTGTGTCCCTCCGCCCAAGTCGATACCAAGACCCTTGGCTCCTGTGGTGTTGAACATCTGCTCCTTCTCGAGCACGTCGAGAGCCCTCTCGAGGACCTCCAGCGCCTTCTTCATCTTGGGTTTGAGTAGGATGTTCTTGTCTCCGGGCTTGATTATACCTGCGCTCTCACCCTCCACCTTGCGCCTGTGGTGCTCCTGCTGCTCCTCTGATGGGGTTACTTCGCTCTCAGTTTCTTTCTGGCGCTCAATCTTACCCTTCAGCATCATACTGGCAACCTCTCCCCAGAAGGGCTTGAGGCTCTCGGATAGTTCTATGCTGTAAGTATCCATGCCCATGTCCGAGAGCGGAGTTGTCGGTGAGTGAACCCAATGGCCTAGGCTGCTCTTCTCGAGTGTGTAAGTGACTTGGCTCTCCGTGGGGAGGGTGACGACTATCGCTCTGTCCTCTATGTCTATACCGTGTGCGAGGTGGACTGGTGGGAAACTCTTGGCGAGCAGTGACAGAGTCTCCATCGACACGCTGGACTCGCCCTCTCCCTCGCCGACCAACTTCGACGGGTTGATTGTGAATATGTCACGACCCCCCTTCTTCTCCCTCTTGATGCCTGAGAACCTCACGCGTACTATGTCACCCTCCTCGAAGGGCTTGGGACTGGATACCGTGCCAGCGTCGAGATACACCTTGCCGTCGTGGTCGACCGCTCTGTCGTCGAGACCGTCCCCATCCAGCAGCGGACCTGCGCCGAGCCTGTATGTGTAGGGGCCATTGCCCCTCCTGTCAAGCACGATGAGGTTGATGTCCCTGTTGGGTCTCAGCACCACCCACTTGGGATGTCTCCTCTCACCGCGCATGTATGTGCTCTTGCCGTCTCTGAGAAGGAGGGTCCTGTGCTCGGACTGCAATGTCTTGACTGCATCCTCCAGACCCTCCTCGTCGGTAAAGCGGGTGTCATGGGGGCCTGATAGCAGCACCTGCTCATGGCTGTCGTACTGGCCTCTGAGAACCTTGAACCTCTCTCTGACGTTCATATCCATGATGTCGGTGCCGTCATAGTGCAGTATGTCTATGATATGGAGTGTGTCCTTGCCGAGGATGCCGTCCAAGGTGC